CTTGCGCTTCTTGCTTCATACGATCCGCCCAATTATCTGGCAATTCCAATTCATCAAACGCTTCTTCAAACATAGTAAGCGTTGTTTCAAGTACAACACTTGGAGCAAACTGTGCCATCTGTGATAGCAGCTTACCCATCTCAATAGCTTGCTGTTTCTTTGCAGCACTTGTTGGTTTTTGTGCAGAGCCACCAACTGACTGACAACCAAACATCTTACGTAGCGTTTCTGCATCAAATGTTTGCCAGCCTTTGCTACGCTTCTCACCAAGCACGGACGCTACTTCTTCCTGTGACATAAACTGCGCACACAAGAAGCCGATACCATAGAATACTGTGCCTAGTGCATCCTCAATTGCGTCAATCTTTTCATCAAGACGCATCGCAGTGCTACTGTTGTAATTTTCAATAGCACGATTGGTTGTGTTAGTTTTGAATTGCGCATTTCGCAGCACATCACTCACACCACTAACACGGTCAATGGCTTGTAAGCTACGTTGAGGATCGAATAGCTGCAATGCTTTGAGCATTGCATTAGGCTTCTCAAGGATCATGTCTTTAAGTGACCGTCCATCAGGTACTTCTACGCCATGTGCTGATGGTGATTGACCCTTCAACCACAATTCTACAGTTTCTTTGTTAAACTTGTTATCATACAGCACATTCTCACGAATGTCTTGCCTTGCTCTACGAAACTCGTCATGTATTTCATTGACCGCATCCTGTTGATCAAGGTAATACGTCACAGGACTACGCGCATACGCACCAATGGGTGTGGTATTAAAGAACAATGGCACAAGTGGATAGAAGTTAGGCAGGCCATATGGATCATTTTCTACCCAAATAGGCCAATCCCACTTGTTATCTGCATACAGATATATGCGACGAGTGATTTTATCCCATATACGCCAGCACTTTGTGCGATGCGCACGTTGCAATGCGGCTGTGTCGTTATATCCGTATGAATGCGCCTCTGCATCAGTCTCAAACAGCTTGAAGTTTTCCATGTTGCTTTCAGTTTTATCACTTGCAAGCAATACATGCGTAGGCTCATAGAGACTTTTTACAATACCATCTTCATCCTTACTACCATAACGCGCATTCAGGTATGATGTGGGATAGAAATCCTCAATCCATATATACTTTGCATCACTAAAGTCTGGCATTGTTGCATCAGCATCAACCACAATACTATGCGGTGCACGATACTTTACAAACGGTCCAGCAGCAGTGATGAATGCAAACGACTCGTCAAGCGCCATCAACTCTCCTTCAATGGTACGTATCTCATGCGTATCTTTGGCCTTCTCTAGTCGCTGTTCAGCATCTAACAATTGTTGCTGCAAACCTTGCAATGATTGCGAACGCTCCGTATAGCCAAACTCGAACCAACCAAGATTACACAATTCAGCAGATAGCACCGCTTGCTTAGCGTGTATCTTTAGATTAAGTCCTGGTGCATCCTTGCGCGATGCAAGTGCATTAACTAAATCTTCAATCTGCGATACAAAGTCTTTGCGATTTTCATCAACTACAGTGAACTCTGCTTGTGGGTTCTTAGCGTACAATGCTGGCATAATTGCGCGCACATTTGCGTACACCAGGTTCTCAGTCTCAGACCACTGAGTGTTGCGTCGTGCAGAGAAGTAACGATTACCACTCTGCCCATCACGTGTGTTTGTGCGGTGCGATAGCTGATCATGGTTGTAATAGCGGATAGCTTCATTCCAGCCATCAACATGCAGCTTACGCGCTGTCGTAGCAGCATCTAGCCGACTTTTCCACAGCTTGCCGTAATTCTTACTTACAGCAATCTTACTGGCAGGATCAATCTGATACATTGGTCCTTGATCAACTACGGTAGGAATAGGCGCTTCTTCATCAAGCATCGCCTTCACATTCGTAGGTATGTTTGTCTCGCTCATTCTTTACATCCTATATCTATGACACTCATTGTTGTGAGCTTTCCCACATACGTCGTAAAATTTGATCAGGACTTGCCATACCAGAAGCAAGTTCGCCACCATTAAAGTAACGCACTTCTGCATTTATTTTTGGAATGCCAAGATCATGTGCAACCGCAATGCGTGTGTTACCTTCTAATACTACTGGACGACCTTGATGATTAACTCCAATCAACACACGCCCCGCGTCATCATCAGACCACCCCATTTGGCGAACAAGTGCACGTAATGTATTATATTGTGGATCACCTGCCTGCCTTTTTTCATTCATAGCACCTGGAATTTGCCTAAGAAAGCTTGGTGGCAATGGGCTACTTGCGTATGAATTGTTGGCATAAATGCCGTTAATGCCTGCGGTATCTGTGCCAAGTGTACTGTAAATAGTGCCGCGACGACGATACGCTTCATTGGCTAATTGTTGTTTTTGCGCAAGCCATTCACCGCCAGGATTATCCATACGAAAACGTATTTGTGGCTGTGCAAACGCATATTCTGCGCGCTGTGCGACTCGTGGAATAGTTTGCCTATTACCACCACCACCAGCTAAAAGCATTAGCGGCGGTATAGTCCAAGTGGGATTGTTACGTGAAATGGCAGGAGCTGCCTGACGTTTTACTGGCGAAAGTTTATCAGACATTCTTTACATCCTATATCTATGATCACGTGCGGTAGCTTCACGCACATCTTGTTCATGCCACCTACGAAGTTTGTCTGATAACACACGCGGCCTTTGTACACGCACAACAGCAGGTGTTGCTTGTTTTGATAGCATGTACTTCAATGCATCCATCGCATGGTTCTTTGCATCTACTGGCGCATCAATGGCATCATCTTTGCGATTACGCTTCCAACGATATGCAGCAATTTCTTCGCGGAACCATGTTAATTCATCACTGATGAATAGCTTAGGACTGCCCCATGATCCTGTAAATGGATTAAGCAAAGTGTGTTGTGGTGTGAGATACTGCTTGACTTTGACAATACCATTCATAATGTTGTTATTGCCGCGTGACATGATGATGTTCTCGCTAGCAAACATCTCTGCTACGCTAGGGCCAACCATATCACGGCCAGCATTAGTCTTTCTAAATATGGCAGGATCGGCATACATGCGCATCAATGATAGATCGTGTGCACTCCACACGGCTTCTGGATGATGCAATGCACGAAGCCGCTTCATCTCATTAGCTTGTTGTCTAATACCCATGTTCTCTTGATAGAAGCCACCAGGTATCAGTATATGTCCTTCAGGATCAGTCAAGCCTAGCAAGTAACAGCTAGGCGATGCTAGCCCAAAGTCATAGCCTTCGATCAGTGTCAGCCATACTCCTTGGTGACGCAGGTTGTTAATGTAATCGGTTATACGTGCATGTGGAATTACATGTACATTATCATCAAACTCGTCATAAACAACACCATCAAAGGCCACCCATTTACCGAGCAGATACCTATCACGCATCTTGCCACGATATGTGGCTTCTAGTAGCTTAATGTAATCACGTTCAAGATTCTGTGCATTTTCATATGTACTTGCTTCAAACAATTCAACAAGCGGTATAGGCTTGCCATTGATTAGCACAGGCTGCCCTTCATCATCTACTTCACAGATCAGATCAGGATTGTGTCTGCCATCACGCAAGTCATACAGTGGCTTCACTAGATGCTTGTATGGCCAACCTAGTGTCGGATTACATGACATAATAATCTGTCTAGGCCCTGTACGTGGCATGGTGGCATCATCGCCAGCATATTCTGCACTACCACGTAACCGACCTAGTAGGTTCAGAAAGTCCTCATGCGAGATTTGCACATCGTCAATTTGATCAATGACAATAAAATCATAGTTAGCAGATAGCAGGTTGCTAGTGCCTTCACCATCTTCATCCTTGCTTTGATCAATGTATCTGAAATCAATGATTGTACCATTCTTTAGGACACATGTATTTTCACGTGACTTATCAAATGATTTAATCCAACTCTCAGGACACCACTTGATAAACTCTCTACGTAATGTGCTATTCAACTTTGGATATGTGGCACGTGCCATCAATATAGCAGCACCAGGATAATCTACAGCAATCTTCAATGTCTCAGCTACAAGGCCAGTCGTTTTGCCATTAGCGAAGCCACCAGCAAACAAACGTATCTTTGTACGACTGCGATGGAAACGGTCTGCATGACCACCCGATATGACCTTGTAGCTGCGCATATTACTTCTTCTTAGCTGTCTTTGCAGACTTTACAAAGTCAGCTTTGGTTGGCGCACCTTTGCTGCCAACCTTACGCATCTTCTCACCAGAACCAGCAGCAATGCGCTCTTTCTTGGCGTGAATGTTAGCATACAAACCTTGCTTTGGCATTGCAATCTCCTACTTGCGCTTTACTTTGTCATAAGCAGATGCACCTGCAACCGCAAGCGCACCAAGCGCGCCAACGATTGTTTCAGCATCAGACGCATCAATCTGACCACGAGCAACAAGAAAGCCCGCAAGCACTGCGCCGAATGTGCGAAACAAACCACCTGCAATAGCTGTCCACATTGTTCTGTTCTCCTATGGATACACGTTGCGATCTAACTCGAAGTGTGGGCCATCTGGAAACTTCTTCCAATCGCCACCCCACACAATGGCAATATCAAGCTCTTTCGCTACTTGTTTGATGACTGGCGCAACTGCACGATACAACTGCCAATCAAAGCGACCCTTACCAGCAACAAGCGGTATAATATCTACCGCATGACCTGTTAGATGGCGACCAACAGGATGTTTGGGATTGTCAGGATCAATCTTTGTTGCACCACGTTGAAAGAACACACGTTGTTCTTCAATAGTGCGCAGCCCTTCGTACACACGAAAGGCCACACGTTCACGCGCTTTGCGCATAACCTTTACTAGATCAGGATGAACACCTTTCAGATGTTCTTCACTAGCACTATCCATGCGTTGTCTCCTATGTTTGGTTAGTAGCCTTGATAACCTTGCAAGCTTGCGATGATCACACTTGATGCTGTGACTGCTTGCACGTTTAGTGCAGTAGCATTTGAGCCGCGCAATGGTACAGGAAACCTAAAGTTTGTAGGTGCCATGTTTGCCGGACACCATATGCGCCACAATACAGTAGCACCGTCCTTAATCTGAAACTCACCAGCCGTTGCACTGTTATTCTGTACAGTACAACTTGTGACGTAGTTACGTCCAGCAGGAGCAGCACCAGCAGCACGTGCTGCCGTATCACTGCCGACAGTCAAACCTGTAACGGCACCGACAAATGACCAGAACAAGTCAGGAATAGCGTATTGCTGTACAATCAGCTTTTCATCAAGCGAAGCAACCATGTTTGCTTGCTGACCTGATGTTAAGTTAGCGGGCATAGTACTAACACCGTTAGCGCCTACGCGAACAGGTGCGCCCGCAACAGTGTTACCACGGTTAGTTTGGCCCTGCATGAATAGGCTATTAACACCGCCTGTATTACCAGGAAGTGCTACAGGCACAGGATTGTTACCTGCAACAATCTCAGTTAGCAGCCTACGGAATGCTTCAACATGCACAAAGGTAATCAATGCATTTGCTGATGCAGCAGGTGCAGCAATGTTACGCCAACGCATACGCAACTTATATCGTGCGTTCGGGTTAGGCATACGCTGATCACGACGGTAACTGTTTGAACGTCCTGTCGCACTATCAAGAACATGTGCATGAAACGATGCGTAGTTACCCATCGCATCAATTTCAAACAATGCAGCACTTGCGCTTGTAGGCACAGTTACCGCAGCGCTATCAATCGGTGCGACAGCCCCTTGTCCAACACGATATTCAGCATTGGTGACAGTAGTACCATCCCACACCCATGCTAAAATATCACGATCATTTACGCGATTATCAGCATCAACACCAACGAATGCAATCTCAAACTCTTGGTTTGCTTGTCGTGCGCTAAGCGATATGCCAACTGCTAAGCGCGCAGGTAGCAAGAAACTTTGACGGCTTTGTACTGTAGTAATGCTGCCAGCAGTAGTACCACTTGCAATGGTCAGCGTACCACTACCTTGTGTGATACTACCACCTGCACCAATAATAGTCTCAAACAATTTATGATCTACAACGTCACTATCAAACGAGTAACGTTCTGAACGTACGATTGAATTGACTACTTCTTCTGCTATTGGTGACATAACTGCATCACTAATAGGCGCTTGCGGTGAATCTGTTACAGGGCCTTGCCATGATAGATCACGTACAAAGGTCATTTCTCAATCTCCAAGTCTATGATAGGTGTAGCATCGTGCCGCTTGTCAACGACTTCAATGCGGAATGTTGCGCGCATTTCCTGCGCGGGATCAACGGGCTGCTTTGCTGTATGACCACGACGATCAAGTATGCTATTAGATGCTTGCAGTGCTACTCGATGATCTTCACTATCTATGAGATCACCTAGCTTAGTAGCAGCAAGCACTTCCTTCTCTGCAAGTATTGCAGCAACTTGTGTCTTAGATTGCGCAGCTACTGCTTCAATCATGTGTGCTTCGAGCTGTGTATAAGCGCGATGTTCACGCATTTTAGCAATTTGTGCAGGCGTTATGCCAAGTGTCAATGATATTTCATTATCACTAAGGCCACTAGCAGTATATACTAATAGCACAGCGAAGGTATTCAAATGCTCAGGTATTGCGGGCAGATCAGCCAATTTGCGCTTCGTTGACGCAACCAAACGCTGTGCTTTTGAATTACTAGGTACTTCAATACGTGAAAATGGTGTAACAGGCATAACTGCTACACCATCACCTATTAGAAGCGGCGCATTAGGATCAGGCAGACGCATGTTTACTGTTCATCCCGCACAGCATCACGACGATTGCCAGAAGTTTCTGACACACGACGACGAGAAGGTGGCAAGCGAATAGTGCTAGACTTGCGTGCTGGTGCAACTTCACCTTCTGGTACACGTTCGATACGCTCTCTACGCCCTTTGTTGTTATTACCAGCAGCGCGTTCATCACGTGTACGTGCTGCATTACGTTCTGAACGCTGCGTGTTACGCTCAATCATACGCCTACGCAAGTCTGCATCAGGGCGTGGCAATGATCCCTGTCCTTGACGTTCACTGCTAACACGCTCAGATGGCTTTGATGCTTGCTGCGTTTGTCGTGTTTGCTGTGCTTGCGGTGCAGGTGTTTCGGCACGAGGCGCAGGTGTTTCAGTACGTGGTTGTGCAGTATTACGTGATGGTGCTGATAGTATGTTAGTACTGCTAGGTGGCACATCACGCACTGGTCCAGGTCTAAATGGCGCACGTCCTACATATTGTGAAGCGTTGCGTGCTGCACCAGCCATTCCACCAGGAACCATACCCATACCAATGATAGCAGGCAAAAGCATACGAGTGATAGCTTGTTCAACTGTAGTATTACCACCAACATTAGAATGACTACCACCACCACCTGGAAACTCAGCGGCAAGATCAGGTTCAACAACAGGCTCTACAACAGGAGCAGCAGTAGGTTCTACAACGACACCAGCTTCACGAATGTCGCGCATAGATGGATTACCATCAGCATTAGGATCGCCATCAGCTAATGCTGCTTCTGCATCAACATCTTGATTAAGCATACGCACATCACGTTGTGGTGCTTGCATTGCTTGTTGTCGTGGCGCTGGTTGCCTACGTGGTTGCATAGAGCGTTCAATTGCTGCATCCATATTATTAGAAGGCAATTGTTCATTACGCATCAATGCAATCATTGCAGCATTCAGATTATTTGCAGTAAGCGGCCTTCCTGACTTCTGCAACAGATCACGCGCAAGAGCAAGCTGCTCTTGCGGTGAGTATTCATTGAAACGTCCTTGCGGCATTACACGCCTACCTTACCACCACCACCAACACCAGCAAGATCAACTGGATAGCTTGATGGATTTTGATTGAAGCGTGCATCTACAATAAGGTTCTCGATGTACGTTTCTTGCGCAGCAGTGCTATTGCCACTATTAGCAACATACGTTTCCATCGTACGTAATCCACCAGGACCAATACCAGTGATGCTTTCTTGCTGTACAGTGCCTACACGTGTATAAGACTCAGCAGCAGAAGCACCAGGAGCAGCACCGATCAATGTACGAAGCACACGACGCACACCACGAAAGCCACCTTTGGCAAGTAGCTGCGAGATGTTCATTTCAGAACTAGCACGGCCATAGCGTGGCACAGCATTGTAATTCACTTCCGCACCATTGCCGGGACGTGCTAGTGCTGGATCAAAGAACGGACTATAACCACTTACTACAGGAGCGCCGAATGACATTGCTTTGTTCCTTGCATTGTGTTGTGTTGTGTTGTGTTGTTGCCGTTGCTGTATTGTATTATACTATGTATAACATATTAGGCGCTTCGCGCCTATGCTATCGCATAGCGATTGTATGTAATACATATCAAATACAGAAAGTCCTGTCAATACCAAAAGCGTGACATAAATGCAACACTAACAAATAAATTGACGTATCCCCAATGGGGCGGATGCATCGCAGACGCCCCGCAGCCTCTCCCTTCCCCTATCCTGGTCATTGCATGTACTAGCATTGTGTGCATTGTATTAGCTGTGTATAGCATGTGGTGCTTTGGCGTAGCAGTGGTGATGACAGGCGCACTGTGTGCGGGAATGTGCTAATGTCTATGCAACGAACATCGGCCACACTCCAAGGCCCATCAACAACACCCCCCCTTTTGGAAATTGACCACGTGCCCCCCTGTGCGCCAGGTGGTGGTCATTGAATTGATACGATGCATTAAGGATACGTTGCGTGGTGGTTGTGCGGTTATGATGTAAGCATGTGTCATGCATGTGTGAGGGGCGCGCATCACTGCATCATAGTCATGCCATGCCTTGCAATGCTTTAATCATGCAAGCGCAGTGCAATGGGTGATCATGCCAAGCGCTGCCATTGTTTCATTCTGTCATTGTCTAACATTGCATAGCTTTGCATTGCATTGCAGCCATTTGACATAGCTTTGCACATGTGCTAGTCTGATTCTGTTAGCTAGGAAATGGTTCTTAGCTAGCATTGTTCTTTAACAAGCGCATCTGACAACAAGGCAAGCGGCAATCGTGCCGGCTTGTCGTTTTGTTGTCGCGCATCATCAGAAGGAAAATCGAACCATGGCTAATAATGCAATGCTGCCAGTCTATGACAAGGCGCACGACAAGGCTAATGACTACATGGGGAAGGCAAGCGCTTACTTGTTGCTTTCTGCCCTTGCATTGCGTGAGGTTATCAATGGTGGCGAGATTGTAAGGAATGACGGGAAACCATTCCCCAATGCCGCGCAATTCTCGCCAGAAGATAGGAAAGCGCTAGGCGCGGTTATGGTGGCACGTGCTAACGCTGACAGCGCAACGGAAGCTAAAGCGCTTGCACGTTTCAAGGGTAACTTGCAGCGTGAAAGCGAAATCCGCAACGATTACAGAAACAAGCGTAACGCGGCCTTGCGTGATATTGCACCAGCCCTTGCAATGGCATTTTTCAAAACGCTAACAGGCAAGGATGCCATTGCCGACTATGACAAGGGCAAGGTCAGCATTCCGGCGGCATGGTTTTTACCGTGGAATGCCGCACCAAGTGAAGCGCAAGCCTTACTTGGTGAGCATGATGCTAATAAGCGCATGTTAAGCGCAACAACGACAACGGCGAAGGACGAAATAGCCTTTTTCACGTTAGAAGGCTTTGAAGCCTTTAAGCGCGAAGAAACAAGGGCAAGCGCTGCTAATGCGCCTAAGCCTTCGCCATTTGAATACAGCGCTTTCCTGCAAATTGGCGTTAATGCTACAGGCTTGCAGTCTGCGCTTGAAAATTACAGGCAAGCGCAAGCCTTGGCGATTAAAGCCAAGGAAAAGGAAAGCGCAGCAGCGCAAGCGCTGGCGCAAGCTACAGCAGCGCAAGCGGTGGCAGATAAGGCAAAGGCGCTAGGCGCTGATGCTGAAACTATCGCCACAACAAGCGCAGCAGCAGAACAAGCGAAGCAAGCCTTAGAAAGCGCAGCAAGTGAAGCAGCGCAAGCGAAGCAACAGGCAAGCGAAGCAGTGAAAGAGCCACAACAGCGCAAGCCGGGGGGCATGGTAAATCAGCAAGGGCAAGCTATTCCCATAGCTGATAACGTAAAAACCATATCCACTTGTTGCGAGTTTCTTGTGAAAGCTGCTATGCGCGATGATTGCAAAGCATCATTTGCGCCTAGCGTGATGGAATGCTGGCAGGAATTGGCTAACGCTATTTGGCGTAATCCAAACCTTGCCCATGCTTTCCTAATTGAGCGTAACGAAGTGCAAAAGGAACAGGCAGAAGAACAAGCGCAAAAGAAAAGCGCATAACGTAACGAAATCAGGCCGATGCAAAATGCATCGGCCTTTTTTTGTGCCTATTGCATTACTTTGTTGTGCCTATTGCATTGCAATGTTATGCTATGTTTCACGTGAAACAACAACACACACTGTATGCACTGAGTGTGTAAGACTATAACACACCATTTGACATAGTGCAGTTTTTATGTTATATTTATTATGTTGCATTGATAGAAGGAGGACAGCAACATGAAGTGTGAAATCACACTTTCACAAGAACATTGGAATGTGATTACTGATGTTCTTGGTGAACTATTCACAGACCACCTTGCACAGACAATGGCCAAACATAACCTATCAGACGTTGATTGGGAAAGTTTGCCCACAGAAACACAAGACACATTGCTTTTTGCAGACAATGCAAAGATGCGTTATGTGCGTGACGTATCACATGCGTTTGCATGGTCTGATCGCATTGTGTGTGCTGATGAAGATGAGGAGGCACAAAGCAATGGCTGAAAACACACAAGTCATGCCACTGCGCGATTGCTTCAACGCCATTGTAAGCAACGCGCATGAGAAGGCATTAAACTATGCAGTCAACTATGCCAAGTATGGCATTGAAATGGTTGATCGCGGTGATGAACTATGGATTAGGCCCTCAGATATGCGTGTGCAATGCTTGTATGTGCTGAACAATATCACACATTGGCGGGGTGATCTTGCTAAGCGTGTGCGCACATCATTGAAGCAGCATGTGAAGGATATGAAGCAATGATGCGCACGATAGCTGCACTACTGCTTACACTGATCTTTGTAATGCTGTTTATTGCAGCATTGATAATGACGCCATAGCAGCAAACAAGCAAGCCCGGCAGTCTGTGCTAACCCCACGGATTGCCGGGCTTTTTTGTGCCTGCTACACTGCAATGCGTGATACTCAAAGCCTCAGTAGTGGTATCCTCGATGCGACTTGACATAACATTTGCCGCATGGTATAATCTATTCATCATTAAAGATTGCTCTTTAGTGAAACAACAAGCACAGCAAAGAAGGAACATTACAATGATCGCACAACACATGAAGGAGAGTGAGCGAATGTTACGTAAGAAGAAGTCCCAACCAACATACACAGAAGCTACTCCATGCGCTACATGCAAGTATGCGTCACGGATGGGATACAAGCCGAAGTATCTCGCACCATTTATGAGTTTCTGCACTAATACAAAGCGCAACAATGCGATGTATGAGGCACCATTTAGTAGCCTAGTATATACACACACGCGCTCAGACATGCGTGTGCCTGAGCAACAATGCAATGAGTATGAGGCAAAGC